GGTAACGCGCGACCGCAGATAAATTCTAGCGAGTGAAAAATTTTTAAGGGTTTCTATTCTATGAAAATTAAAACAGTAAAAATTGAAGAGGCTATCCCATACGTTCGCAATCCACGACAAAATAAAGCGGCAATAGCGAAGGTTTCTGCCAGTTTAAAAGAGTTTGGATGGCAACAGCCAATCGTGGTCGATAAGGATATGGTGGTTATCGCAGGGCATACACGTTTAGAAGCGGCTAGGACTTTAGGCATGGATAAAGTGCCAGTTCAAATTGCAGAAGATTTAACTGATGCACAAGTGAAGGCGTATCGGATCGCAGACAACAGAGTTAGCCAAGAGGCTGAGTGGGATCTGGATTTGTTAAGGCTTGAACTTTCTGACCTTGATAATCTGGACTATAATTTAATGCTTACAGGCTTTGATGATGACGAACTTAACGGCATGCTAACTGAAGCAGTAGAGAGTTTTACTGATGAGGATGATGTTCCTGAGTTACCTGATGAGCCAGTAAGCGTAATAGGTGACATCTGGACGCTTGGCAATCATAGGCTGATGTGTGGTGATAGCACTAGCATTGATGCGATTGAAAAATTGGTCAATGGCAAGGTTGTTGATTGCGTATATACTGACCCACCTTATGGAATGTTCTTAGATGCTAACTATGATGCCATGTTTGAATCCGATAAAAGCCACCGCAAAACAGGAAAGCGCTTTATGAAAGTTGCTGGTGACCACGATGACTTTAAGCCAGAATTTATAAACACCATTTTTAAGGCTTTTGATTATGTTGATGAAATATTCATTTGGGGTGCTGATTATTTTAGCGAATTAATACCTAATAGAAAAGAAGGGTCATGGGTTGTTTGGGACAAACGAACCAATCAAGAAATGGATAAGGTTACGGGAAATACTTTTGAATTGTGTTGGTCGAAGAAAAAACACAAAAGATTAATTGCTAGAATTTTGTGGTCTGGTTATCATGGGATGTACAAAGATGGCTGGAAAAAAAAGAGAGTGCATCCCACACAGAAGCCCGTTGAGCTAGTCAAATGGTTTTTTGATAATTGGAGCAAACCAAAGGATTCTGTTGTTGACCTTTTTGGCGGTTCAGGTTCGACATTGATTGCATGTCAGCAAACAAATAGAATTGCTTATTTGATGGAGCTGGATGAAAAATATGTCGATGTGATTATTAATCGCTGGCAAGACTTCACAGGCAAGGAGGCAGTCCACGCAGAGACAGGAAAAACATATAACGAAATGAAAGCGGAGCGCAATGGCGGCAAATAACACAGTCCCACTCGCAACTGTTGCAAAGTTGTTAGACCTAACAGAGCGCAGGGTTAACCAGCTTGCAAAAGATGGCGTGTTGCCAAAGGCGGCTCGTGGTAGATACGAACTCGTTCCAGTTGTCCGTGCTTACATCCATTACTTGCGGCAGAAAGCAGTTAACAGCGATGTCGGCGGTGATGATTATGCCGCGCATCGTGCAAGGCTTACAAAAGCAAAAGCTGATATGGCTGAGATGGAGCGCGAACAGATGTCAAACGACTTGATACCAGCGCAGGATGTAAAAGATGCGTGGGAGGTTATGGTCTCCAATATGCGCTCAAGAGTTTTATCTGTTCCAACAAAAGCGGCGACGACAGTGTTCGCGGCTAACGACATAACTGAAGCAAAAAAGATTTTAAAGGAAAACGTCAATGAAGCACTCGCGGAACTCTCGGCGGTCGAAGTCAAAACGGCTAACCCTATCCGTTCCTCCATCGTTGAGCCAGATAACAGCGCAAACGATGAAGGCACTAGCACCGCCGCCAGAACTAAAAATAAGTGAATGGGCAGACCAGTATCGCGTGTTAAGTCGTGAGGCATCAGCCGAGGCAGGCGGCTGGTCAACAGAACGTGCCGAGTATCAGCGCGGCATCATGGATGCTATAACCGACGAAAAGATTGATGAGGTTGTGGTTATGTCGTCAGCGCAAGTTGGCAAAACAGAAATAATATTAAACACCATCGGATATTATATATCTCAAGACGCATCGCCTATAATGTGTATCCAGCCCACGCTAGATATGGCGGCAACATTCAGCAAAGATAGGTTGTCGCCTATGTTGCGTGATACTCCTGTATTAGCAAATAAGGTTAAAGATCCGCGCAGTCGTGACTCTAATAATACGACTTACCATAAAACATTTGAGGGCGGTCATATTACACTGGTCGGCTCTAACTCAGCCGCATCACTGGCATCGCGTCCGATCAGAGTTTTATTATTTGATGAGGTGGATAGATACACAGTGACCAGCGAGGGTGATAGTATTGCGCTGGCTAAAAAACGTGCCATGACATTCTGGAATAAAAAAACAGTTATGGTTAGCACTCCAACAAATGAGGGAAGCAGTAGGATAGCCTCTGCTTTTGAAGAAACAGACAAGCGTGAATTTTATGTGCCATGCCATGAGTGTGGTGAAGAGCAAGTCTTAAAATGGAAAAACGTAAACTGGGAACAAGACAAACCTCAAACAGCCGTTTATATTTGTGAGCATTGCGGTGTTGTTTGGGATGATGCAGATCGGTTTAGGGCGATTCGCAGGGGTAGCTGGCAAGCCACCATGCCAGAGGTAGTCGGGAAGGCGGGTTTCCGACTATCAGGTTTATATTCTCCGTGGACTAGTTTAGAGAGTGCAGTTAAAGATTTTTTAGAGGCAAAAAAATTACCTGAGACATTGCGTGTTTTTGTTAATTCATTTTTAGGTGAAACGTGGACGGATGAAGGTGAGCGTGTTGATGATTTTGATATAGCAAGCCATAGAGAAGATTATGGCGAAAAAGTGCCAGAGGGTGTTGTTATACTAACGGCTGGGGCAGATTTGCAATCTGATAGAATCGAAGTAGAGGTCTGCGGTTTTGGCGCTGACGAGGAAACGTGGAGTATTGATTTTAGAACATTTTATGGTGATCCGAACAGTGCTGATGTCTGGGCTGAGTTAGATGCTTATTTGCAGTTAACTTGGGAGAGAGAGGATGGAGTTCAGTTAGGGATAAAGGGAACTTGCATAGACAGTGGAGGTCATCACACTCAAGCCGTTTATAAGTTTTGCAAGCCACGACTAGGGCGGCGCATATTTGCTATTAAAGGTATAGGCGGTGAAGGTAAACCGCTAATAAATGGCAGACCATCAACGAATAACAATTTAAAATGTAAGTTGTGGAGCATAGGTGTGGATACCGCTAAAGAGATAGTTTACTCAAGACTTAAAATAAAAGAGCCTGGAGCTGGCTATTGTCACTTCCCAAAACATTACACAGACGAATATTTTAAACAGCTGACAGCCGAAAAGGTTGTTAAAAAATATCATAAAGGCTTTCACAGAAGAGAGTGGATAAAGGTGCGACCAAGAAACGAGGCACTTGATTGCAGGGTATATGCTTTGGCGGCGTTGAACATTATGGGAATTTCGGTTAATATGCTAAAACAACGGTCTGCTAAATCAGGCGCAAGTGATGCTGACATTGAGAAAGCCAAGCCGAAAAGAAGGCAGAGGGCAAGAAAGCAG